AAGACCCTGGACGGCCACGATCCTACACCGCCCCATCCAGCACCTTGTACCGGGCTTCCCGCAGATTGCTTGGCTGCACCAGGCCGCCGGTGGTGACTGCATTGGTGATGACGGTGTGGCGGCCCGCCGGGGTCTTGATCTTTTCGGCCACGTCGATCCGCACCACCAGCTTGCCGCGTCCAGTGCCCGGCGCCGGGTCGAACACATAGACCAGCGCCGGATCCTGGTCATCCCACAGCACCGCCTTGGGGGCGGCCAGCAGCCGGGGCATGTCGCGCAATTGGGCGATGTCGATGGCGGCGCCGCGCCCGGCCTTGGCGTCGCGCAGCATGTGGATGACGGCCTTGTCGGCCAGGGTGATGGCGCCGCTGGCGGGGACATGGCCGAGACCGGCCAGGGCGTCCAGCACCCGCTGCGACAGGGCGCCCACCACCCGACGCTCGCCGGTGGTCCGGATCGGCGGCCCGGCCCGTCCGGCGGCCCGCGCCGTGCTGGCTGCTGTCAACTGGGCGTCCAGCCCGTCGATCCATTGGCCGATGCCACGAGCCAGCTGGGGCAGGACGATGCCCCGGTTGGCCGATTCCACCGCCGCCGTCAGTTCGGGCGGCCCGGCCGCCCATTTCTCGGCATAGGTCTGTGCCGCCTGGGCGTCACGGGCGGTCATGCCGACATTGTGGCCCCAGCCGGGATCGATACCAACCGGCACCCGACTGACCTCGCCGGTGCGGTCATTGACGAAGTCCCTGGTCATCACCACCGGCGGGGGACTGACCGCCAGTCCCTCGCGGGCCAGATCGCGGGGACCGAGCTGGCGCACCGAGCAGCGGCAGCGCCAGCCGCAGGGGGGGTAATGGGTCGACCACCAGCCGTCGTCCACCGGCCGGACGATGCCGTGCCAGGCGCGGTGCTGCGGCCGGGTGCGGCGATCCATCACCGCCGAATACATGAGATAGGGCCGCGCCTGCTTGACCCGCTGGATTTGAGCCCAGCGACCGGCAGCATGGGAGACCCGCATGTTGACGTCGAAGATGGTGCGCAGGCGGCGGGGCGTGCCCAGGGTCGCGGTCTTGACGGCGCCGTCGGCGGGGTCCACCACCGGTTTTTTGCCCCACCATCCCTTGGCCTCCAGCACCGGCTGGATCTGGCGGCGCCATTGCTGGAAGGTCTCGCCCCGAGCCATGGCGTCGACCAGGGATTGATGCAGATCGGCCAGGATGTCGAAGCCGACCGATTTCGCCACGGTGAAGGCGGCGCCATGCTCCTCGGCCGAGACGTCCTTCCAGGAAAAGCTCGGATGCAAGGTGGTGCCGCGCGCCACCAGCGCCGCCACGGCCTCGTCGAACGGCAGGGGGCGCAGCTCAGGCAATGTCCTCCTCCGCCTCTCCGGCCAGTCGGGCCGCGACCATGCAGCGGCCCAGGCGATCCTCCAGGGCGGCGGTATCGAGATCGGCGGCCAGCTCGGGCAGGCGACGGAGGAAGTCCTCGGCCGAGGAGCAGGACAGGGCCAGGGCTTCCACCGCCGCGACGATGGGGTCGACCAGCGGCCGCCAGCCTTCGGCGCCCAGCTCGTCCTCGGCCAGATTGTCGATAGCGTCGGGGGCATCGGGGACATCGGGAGAATCAGGGGAATCCTGGCCCTGCATGGCCAGATCGCCGGGGGGCGACGCCTCTGCGCCGGGATCTGGCGTGGGAAGATCGGGAGCGGGTGGCTGGCCGCCGGGGCGCAGCAGCTTGACCTCGGCGCCCTTGGGCGGGTCGGGCAGGCCCAGGCGGTCGCGGATCACCGATTGCTCCACCTCGCCGCCCAGGTCGACGAAGATCTTGACCGTCTCCATCATCGCCTTGGTGTCGACCACGTCGGGCCGCTCGATGCGGATGCGGGGATAGCGCTGGCGCGGCCCCCGGTTGAGATCGATCAGGGGGCGGACCAGGCAGTCGCCGATGGTATTGGCCACCTGGCGGCCGTCGTCGCGCTCGATGTCTTCCTTGACCTGGTTGTGGGCCTTGGCGGTGCCTACATGCTGGCCCACATCGGTGGTGCCGGTCTGGCCGAGCACCGCCTTGGAGACCTGGCGATCGGCCCAGTCGGCGAAATCCTGCTGCAGCGTGGTGTTGCCGGTCAGCTTGGCTTCCAGCCATTCCACAGCCATGCCCTCGGGGATGATGGCGGCCGAATCCTTCCACATGGACCGCACGGCGCGCAGCAGTTTGGCCTTGTCCGCTTCGGTGGCGCCGGAATGGTACTTGCCCAGCCGGGTCGGCTGGCCGAAGCCTTCCAGCAGCTCGACCCAGGCCTTGACGTCCAAATTTTTAAACAGGGCCAGCCAGCAGGCGGCGCGGGCCAGGCCGCCCCGGATGGGCAGGCCGGACTTGGTCTTGTGGACATGGACGACATAGCCGAAGGGCTTCAGCGGCTCGGGCGGGCCGATCCCGGCGGCGCCGCCCTTGAGCAGCAGAGTGCGGCCGTCGCTACGGTCGAACTCGAACCAGCGCGGATCGCGCCACTCGATGCGTGCTGGTAGCCACAGATCGCCGGTGCGCCAGATGATCTCGCCGACACTATAGCCCTTGCCCACGGCGTCCAGCATGTCGAACAGGTAATCGGAGACCAGGCCGCTGTCGACCAGGTGCTCGCGGACAAAATCGGCGTCGGCCTGGTCCTCGGCCTGGTCGCTGGCGGCCTCGATGGTGATGGGCAACTGGGAGACCTGGAGCCTGCGGGTGCCCAGCACCGCGCGGTAGTGCAGGTCCTTCTCCTCGATCTCCTCGGCCACCTCCAGATAGGCTCCCGCATCGCCCTCCTCGGCGGCGCGCAGCACCGCCGCCAGGCGCTGGGGCGTCATGCCCTGCCAGGGATGGTCCGACAGGATCTGGCGGACGCCGGTGACGGTGGGGCCGGATTCCTCTTGCGCCAGGCGCTGGCGCTGGATGGGGTGGCCGAACTGGTCGACGAGCGTGCTGGTGGACATGATCGGTCTCCGGATCAATAGGCGCCGCCGCCGAAGCCATCGGCGTCATCATCGGGATCGGCGGGGTGGCCGCCGGGATCGGGCCGGGCGGACTGGTAGTCGATTTCGATGATGGCGCCGAAGGTGGCGGCAAAGAAATTGAGGGTGGCCACCGCCGTATCGGCGTGGCGCTTGCCGCCATCGGTGCCAAAGGTGCGGACGTCACTGGGAATCTTGCCGACGCCGCGTACCACCCGAAACTGATGCAGGTCGCCGCGCACATCGAGATGGGCGGGGAGATGGATGGTCTTGTCGGTGAAGGCGGCGGAGAACTTGGGCGTCATCTCGCGCAGCCAGGCGTCGGACGGCATCAGCTCGGTGATGCGATCCGGCCCGAAGGCCTGGCGGGCCTCCTGGGCCAACACCATGCCGTTGCCGTTGGCGTCCAGCACCGCGCCCTGGAAGCGGCGGCGGGCCTGTATCCAGCGGATGACGGCGAACAGCAACTGCTTCTGCTGGTCATAGGGGCACTGGCGCAGCTCGACGATCAGCGGGACATGACGGTGCAGCAGATGGTCGGTATAGCCTGGGGCGTAGGCGGCGCGGTCCTGACGCATGGCGAAGTCGCCGCCAACGGCGCACAGGGCGTCGGCGGGATAGGTCTCCAGCACCGGGATGACATGCTCGGCGATCCACAGATCCATGTGGTCCCGGCGAAGCTGTTCCGGCCAATCGACGAATTCCAGGCCCCCGGCGGGCGGCGGCGGTTCCCACCGCGCCAGGACATACTCCCGGCGCTGCGCCGCCTCGATCAACGCCAGCGCCAGCATGGTGCCGTCGCCCTCGCGCGGGACGGCGTCCAGTTCTTCCCGCATGGCCTCGGTGCGCGATCCGTAGGAATTACGGACGACGGCGTACCATTTGGCCTTGCCAGCGGGGCTCATGACCCAGCCCTTGACGGCGCAGACACGCTCGTAGAGCCCGTTGGCTACGGCGTCGTCGAAGGTGGCGCGGTGGATGCTGGCGGTCTGTTTCCCCGCCCGCACCTCCTTGATCAACTCGTTGAAGGCGTTGGTGTTGCCGTTATGGGTGGAGATGATGCGGATCTTGCCGCCCCAGATCAGCAGCGCCAGGCAGGCCTCGATGACCTTGCCCACATCCTGGTGGAAGGCGGCCTCGTCGATGACCACGCGCCCCTGGAGGCCACGGATATTGGCCGGATTGGACGACAGCGCCGCGATGCGGAAGCCCGAGGCGAAGGTGATCCGAAAGGCGGCGATCTGCTTGGTCTTGACGTTGCCCTGCTCGTCGACCTCGACATCCTCGAAGACGAAATCCTCAACTTCCAGGAGTTCCCCGGCCAGCTTCCGGGCGAAGTCGGCGGCGGTCTTGACGAATTCGCGGCCCTTTTCCTTGGTGTCGCCGATATACCAGGTATCGTCGCCACCCGCGCTCTTGGCCGCCATGGCGCACATGACGGAGTCGTAGGCCTCGGACCAGGTGAAGCCGGTGCGGCGGCCCTTCTCGGCGATCTTGAGATCGGAGGTGTCATCGACCCAGGCCCGCTGATGGACCATAAGCAGATCGCCGCCGAGCGGATCGTAGGCGGATAGCTCCGACGTGCCCCACAGATCGTCGACAATCGATCTGGGCGGAACCCATTCAACGGCCATTCAAGCCATCCCCGCCAGCTCGCGCTTGAGCTGGCTGATCCTTTCGGCCGACAGGCCCTTTTCCCCGGCCTTGACGGCGGCGCGTTCGGCCTTGTCCACCATGGCGGCGGCGGCCAAAGCGGCCTCGCGGCGGACCTCGGCCTGGAACTTCTTCAGGTTGACCGATGATCTGGTCAGGGTGGCGATGTTCTTGGCGGCGCCGGAGAGCAGGGCGACGCGGTCGGCGGGTTCCATGTCCTCGTCCGAGGCTTCCTGGATCTCGATCAGGCTCTCGAACAGCCCGGTCTGGATCATGGCGACCAGGGCTTCCGACCGGACGTCCTGGTCATCGGGCGAAGCATCGGCCAGCAGGCGGGCAGCATCGGTGGAGGCGCGGATCGCCGCCAGGCGGCGGTCGAGCTTTTGCCCATAACGATGGATGGCGGACTTGGAGAGGCTGTAGCCTCGGGCACGCAGCTCCTCCTCCAACTGCTGATAGCCGCTGAAATTTCCGTCGGCCAGCGCCCGGTCGAGCCAGCGGCGGGCGTCCTCGGGAAGGCCGTCGATGCTGCTGCGCCGGGCCATGGATCACCAGTATTTCGGCGGCCGGGCGATGCCGGGCGCGCAGTCGATGGTGTATTCGGCGATGTCGGTGCCATAGCGGGTCAGATTGGCCCACCACGGCCCGGCGGGATCCTTGCGCAACTCCACCAGGTTGCGGTCCCTGAGGTAGTCAAGCGCCTTGCGGATCTCCAGGGCGCTGGAATCGGGATAGACCGCCTGGGCGATGGACAGGATCACCGATTCCGCCAGCTCCTGGGGGCTGGCATTGTTGCAGGCCAGGATGATCAGCCAGCGCAGATGCTCGCGCCTTGCCTTGTCCAGGTCGATGGGGGTGGTCACGGCTTGCCTCCGATCATGTGGTCGATACGGGTGGCCAGGCCGTCAAGCTTGGCCTCGATGACGGTCTGGTTGCGGACCCAGTCCTCGCGGCGGACATAGTCCACCGGCAGGCTCGCCTGGAATCGCAGGAACTCGCGTTCCAGCGCCTGGAGGTCGGTGGAGGTGCGCTCGATGGCGGCGAAGCGGGCATCAAGGCGCTTGTCCATCTGGCCCAGCAACTGGCGGCCCGCCGCCATGGCGAAGCCGAGAAAGGACAGCAGCAGGCCCACCATGGCGGACAGCAACTGCCAGAATTCGATCTGGATGGTCACCGGGCGAACTCCCCCTCGAAACAATGGCGACGCTGAGGACATGCCTCGCAGGCTGACCGCTCGGCGACAATGGCGGCGACCAGTTCCTGGTCACCCAGGTGGTCCATATCGATTCCGGCGAGCAGGCGGCGCCCGAACATCTCGTCCGCGATATCGGCCCCGGCCAGGGCCAGGACGGCGCAGTAACTGAGAGCGTTTGAGCGAAGTGCCGTCATTTCGCCACCTCGGCCTCGCGGGCGGCCTGGGCGCAGGTGGTGGCCACGTCTACGGCCCGCTGTCCGTCGTCAGCAATCCGGTCGCCTGCCGCTTGGAGGAGTTCCAGCGCGCCAAGGGCTCGATCTCGGGCGGCTCGTAAGTCCTCACAGCGCTCGGCATCTCCGTCGGCCGGGGGCAGGCGGCCGTCACCGCCGCGCCGATCCGCTCCGGCCCGGCGCAGGCGCTCAGCAGCAGCATGGAGATCGGCAGACAGGCGAGCGCTTTCCGCCGCCAGGGCGTCGCGGGCTTGGGAGAGTTGGACATAGGCATCCTCCTGTTGGGCCAGCCGGGCGGCGCCACGACGCTCGGCCGCCAGGGTCCTGGCATTGGCCTCGGCCAGGGTGATGGCGGCCTCTGCGCGCAGATCGGCGACGGCATTGTCGTGCTGGGCCTGGTCGTAGCGGTGAACGGCAAGGCCGGTGGCGACGCCCCCGGCGGCGGCGGCACCCACCAGGGCCAGCAGCACCCAGCCCAGCATGGCGGCCGAGGGCAGGCCGATTAAGGCGGCGAGACGGGTGATCACAGCCCGGCCTCCAGCATGGTCTGGTACCGGGTGATCCGGGCGACATAGGTGGTGGTCTCGCGGGCGTTCCTGGCGCCGGTCACCGTCCCTAAGCAAGGGGCAATCGCGGCCCACGCCTTAGCGCCCCCGCATTCCGTTTGGGCCTTGAGGATATTGCCCGCCCCGGCGTTGTAGCTTGCCTGGGCCAGGGGCTGGCGGTCGGTGGCGTCGCGGCCCGCGCGCCAGACCCGGCGCAGCTTGGCCATGTAATAGGCCCCGGCTTGAATAGCGATGGGGGCGTGGGGGGATGCGGCACCCAAGCGCAGTTCGCGGGTCAAATCGGCCCAGGTGCCGGGCATCATCTGGGCCAGTCCGGCGGCGCCCACCGGCGACACCGCCGAGGGGTCCAGGCGGGACTCCTGATAAAGCTGGGCCTTCCAGGCGCTGGGGCGGGGATAGTCGGGCCACCAGGTCTTGACCGCCGAATTGATCTCGGCGTCGTAGCGATCCGGGATCACCGGCCCGGCGCTGGCGGCCGAGCAGCCCATCAGGGCTCCCATCAGCAGGGCGAGGCCGACGAAGCGCAGGCCGTAATACAGCGCCAGACCGATGGGGTCCTTGGCCATCTGCTCCAGGGAGTCGCCGAAGCTACGCTTGGCACGCTGGTCGAGGTGGGAGGACAGCCAGACCAGGCCGACCACGGCGGCGATGGCATATCCGAGCCGCAACAAGGTGGCGGTGATGGCGAAGTCGTCGAACATGGGGCGCCCCCGAACCGGCGTTGTTGATTCGTCGAGGGTAGAGGGCGCGGGGGGATGTCGGAGGGGGGACAGTGTCCGCCCCAGACGGACGGACACATGATCAGGGGACTATGACGCCGAGGGACATTGTGTGCAAGACGTTGGACGGGTCAGTCCGTCAGACCGACCTAAAACAGACCGCCCTGGCCGTCATCATCGCCGCCGCCGCCGGAATGGCCATTGCGGTGGCGGCGCACGGTGCGTTGATGCAGACCGGCTTTACGGGCGGCGGTGGCGCCGGACTGTCCCGCCGCCAGGGCGTCACGCATCACCTGCCATTGACGGGCGCGGCGCACGGTGCAGCCCATGGGGATCTCCACATGGCCGCCGCCGAGGCGCCGGGCGATGGCCTGGGCCGCCGCCAGGCCGACCAGGTCGACCAGCCAATGCCCCGGCGCCAGGTTGTCGGGGCGGGGAATGTAGACCCGCTCCAGCCCGCCCTTGGCATGGGACAGTTGCAGGGCCGCCGCGTCGCCCGCGACCTCGGCGATCTCGGCCAGGATGCCGGTCCATGCGGCGGCGTCGGTCATCACCCCATCCCCCGCGCAGCCCGGATGCGGGTGCCGAGATCGGCGATCAGGCGGTCGAGTTGGGCGGTGTCGCAAAAGGCCAGGCTGGGCTGGCCCACCACCGTCATGGCGTGGCGGCCCAGATCGATGTCGGGGACGGCCCCGGCGGCGGCCAGGAGGCGCCATTGGGCGTCGAGGACGGCGCGGCGACCGTGGACCTGGACCGGCAGGCGCTCATATTTGCCCCAGGCCACCCCGGCGCGGCTGGCCCAGAGCTTCAGCCCGTCGATCACGGCGGCCGCCTCGGCGGCGCGCACGAAGCGCAGATCGTCGACGCCGTGCTGGCGCTTGACCCAGGCGCGCAGCGCGGTCTCGCGGGGATCGTCCACCAGGCCGAGATGATGCAGCGACAGCCACAGGGCGCGGGCCTTGCGGGCATGCGCGCTGTCGGCGCGGTGGGCCGAGGGTGCGGGCCTGCCCCGGTTGAGATGGGCCAGCACCAGGCGCAGCTGGCGCTCGTCCATGTCCTTGGCGCTGCGCAGGCCGGTGCGGGCCTGGAGCATGTCGCGATAGGTGTCGTCCTCGAGACCTGCGGCGCGCTTGGCGGCGTGGATGGCCTTGATCAGGGCGTTGCGGGCGGCGGTCATGGCGATAACTCCCGATGGAGCGCGTAGAGCGCCTCCTGGCGCCGGGCGAGGCGATTGGCCTTGGCCCTGGCGCGGTCCTCCCTGTCCCTGGCCTGTTCGGCCACGGTGGAGGCCGCGATGGAGGCCCGGCGCAGACGGGCCAGCGTCTTGATGTTGGCGGCCGGGTCGCGGGCAGCCGTGGCCAAGGCGTCGGTCGCGGCGATGCTGGCCATGACTGCCTCGTGGGCCACGTCACCCAGTCGCATGTATTCGGCCCACGCCGCCTGCCAACGGTGGGAGGCAACCTCCCACTGCGCCCACACCAGGTCGGCCGGGCGCCACAGACCGATACGGTGGAGCAAATTAAGCAACTCGTCGCGGTCGAGATCGTCGATGGTAATCATGCGAGTGGGAGCGGCGGTCATGGCTTGATCCCCAATTGATGGCAATAGCGGCGCAGCTCGCGGTCAGTCATCAGTCTCCCCCCCCCGACACGGTGATGACAGCCCTGGCGATAGACGCTGACGCCGCTACGGCGGAGGGCGACCACCAGGGCGTAGACGGTGGCGGACTCGCGGCGGCGCGGCTGACGGATATCGACCATGTCCAGCAGCGAGAATTGAGTGACAGCGCGACGGCGGGTCATGATCAGGAGTCCTCCGACGGCGGGGCGCCGAACATGCCGCCGACGCTGGTCTCGATCATCCATCCGCGCCGGACGTGGCCGCTCCGGCCCGCGAACCGCTTGGTGTAGACGATGGGCAGGGTCAGGGTGGTGTCGCGGCGGATGGTCACGGTCACCGGGGTCTTGAGGGTGTAGCCATCGGCCACCAGCTCGCCATGCTCGTCGATGATGCGGGCCGCGATCCGGGAGATATCCAGCTCGAGGGTGCCGCCCAGCAGCATGGGATGGGACTTGCGACGGGTCATGATCCTGCTCCCCCATGGGCGAAGTAGCGGTTCCAGCGGTCGCGACCGGCGGCGGTGGCACCGGCCCGGACATGGCCTTGACCTTCCCAGGCGATCAGGCGGTTGATGCGCAGGACCTGGGCTTCGGCCGGGGTGATGATCATCTCGGTCCCGTCATGGGCGGGATGATATTCAAGGCCGGGAGCGATCCATGCCCCGGCCAGCTGGGGGCCATCGGCGGCGGTGGCCCAGCGGCCGGGCAGGACGGTCAGATCGGTGTCGCGGCGGCCGTAGAGATGGGCCAGGATCTGATACAGGCGGTCAGGGGTCATGATCAGCCCTCCTCCTCCAGGATGTCGGCGGTGATCTCGTCGATCTCCGCCGCGAAGGCCGCCAGGGTCTCGGCGTGGCGGTCGGCCGCCCCGACGATGTACTGGTCGATGTCGCCGTAGCGGGCGGCCACGGAGCGCAGCGCCTTGATGGCGGTGTCGATGTTGCGGCGGCTCTGGGCCGCCATCTGCCTGGGAGTCGGCATGGCCATCAGCCCACCCCGCGCACGGCGAAGACCGGCAGATCATTGGCGGCCCGGTAGGTATTGGCGGCGGCCAGCAGCCGCTTGGGCGGGGTGACGCAGCCGTCCAGGGTCCAGGCGCCGGTCTCGCTGATCCCCACATCCTGGCCGCATTTGCGCAGGTAATCGGCCACGGTCTCCATGTCGGCGGGCGCGGGCGGCGCGGGCTGGTCGACACCGCGCAGGCGATCCTCGGGCAGCAACGGGCGGGCGGGCGCGGGCGGCGGCGCCGCCGGGGCGGCGATCCCGGCCTTGGCTGCCTTGGCCTCCCGCCAGGGGGCGGTCAGGCATTGGCGGGTGATCTGGGCCTCGACCTGCCAGTCCTGCAGCCCCAGCTCGGTGGCGATGGCGACCGCCTCGGCCCCTGCCAGCACCAGGTCGCGCAGGCGATCCCGGCGCTCGGACGTCCAGATGATGGGGCTGGTGCCGTTGGCCATTCGCATCGGCGGCGGGGCGTCCGGGGCGGCGGGGGTGGGGGCCGCCGCAGGGGTGGCGGTCTCCAGGACAGCCGAGGGCACCTTGCCGGTGCGCAGGGCCGACAGCCGGGCATAGACGGCGGCGGTGGAGGTCACCCCCATGGCCTTGGCGATGTCGGAGCGCTTTTCGCCCGCCTCCGCTCGGCGCAGCAGCTCGGCATCGCGCTCGGGGGTCCAGCGGGTGCTGACCGGCTTGACGGGGTCGGCCGGAGCCGGGTCATCGCCATGGCCGATGACGGGCGGGTTACCCTGGGCGTGGGCGGACTCGGCGATGATGGCGGCGGTCAGGCCCTCACCCCGACCCTCTCCCGCCTGCGGGAGAGGGGGAAGCTCGGAGATGGGGGTGGCCTCTCCCGCCAGCGGGAGAGGGGGAAGATCGGCAGGCGGATCGGGCTCGTCGCCGGGCATGATGATGGCATCCCAGCAGGGATCGGCGGTGGGATCGCCGAAGGTGGGGGCCTCGGACTCGGTGACAATGGTGGTGGCCAGGCCCTCACCCCGACCCTCTCCCGCCAGCGGGAGAGGGGGAAGATCGGCGGTCGGGCCGAGGATCCATGCCTCGGCCTCCCTGGCCAGGGGCAGGGCCTGGTCGGGCATGTCGGTGTTGAGCAGAAACAGCTGCAGCAGATGCAGGCGCAGGCTGGCGCCGGGCTGGTCGGGGATGGTGATCGGGGTCTGGGCGGTCATGGGGCGGCTCCCTGTCCGGCCCCCGGCAACTCCGGGGACCGGGGCTGGACGGTCTAGATATCGGCGGCGTGGCTCAGGGCCTTGGCGAGTTCGTAGACCCGCTTCCGGACCTGGGGATCGGTGATGCCGTAATAGGCGCGCACCAGTTCCAGGGTCTCGCGCTTGGCCATGGGATCGGGCTCATAGGCGGCGGGCTCGGCCGCCGGGGCGGCGGTGCCCTTGATGACGGTCATCGGGCTCATGGCCTGGGTATTGCCAGACATGTCGTCGAAGAAATAGGAGATCGGCACGTCCAGGACGCGGCCCAGGTCATAGAGGCGCGAGGCGCCGATACGGTTGGCGCCGCGTTCGTATTTCTGGACCTGCTGGAAGGTCAGGCCGATGGCCTCTCCCAGCTTCTCCTGGCTCATCCCCAACAAGGTGCGACGCAGGCGCATGCGGCGTCCGACATGGACGTCGACCGGGTTGGGGGCGCCGCCGTCCAGTCGCCCACGGGTGGAGACGTTGCGGGGCTTTTTCGGGATGGCCTGCTGGCCGAAGGGCATGCTATTCATGATTTTCTCCTGGTATGCGCGGCCCTCGGGCCGCTGGTGCTGGCCGATCCCGTTGCAGCGGGGTCGGCCGAAACTCATGGGGTGGCGGCCACCGCCAGGGCGGCCTGGGCGGCACCGGAGGGCGGGCCTGCCGGTTGGCCGAGGATGTGGCGGGCCAGGGCCTCGGCCACCGGCGCCGGGATGATCAGGGCCTCGGTGCCGAAGGCGATCTCCCAGGATCCGTCGAGACGGCGCAGGCGGATGGTGGTGGTGGCGCGCTCGGCCATGGCGTCAGTCCTTGATCCGGGCCGGGGGGTGGATGATCTCGCCGTAGACCACCTCGCCCTTGCGGGGACGCAATCCATCGGCGCAGGCGGCGTGATCCACCACCTCGCCCGATTCGCCGGGCAGGACGCCGAGCGCCACCTGGTCGGCGAGATCGCGCAGGGAGTACCAGGTGACCCTGCCCAGCAGCACCAGGCCCTGGGCCTCGTACTCGTCCTCCAGGTCCAGCATGGCCTGCATGGCGTCGAGCTGGCTCAGGCCGGACTCGGCCATGGTCTGGTCCAGGGTGACGGGGCGACCGAGATAGCGGCCGACCAGCCGCAGCACGGTGGCATCGATGGCGGCACGGGTGGGGATCGGGCTGGCACCGGCCCCGTCGCGGCAGTCGGCGCAGGGCACCACCGATCCCCGGTAGCGGCATTCGGGGCAGACGGGCCATTTGTGGGAGTGTTGGGGCATGGCCTAGACCTCCTTCAGGCTTCGCCGATGGCGGCAAGATAGAGGTCGAGGATCTGCTGCTCCTCGCTCCGTTCGTCCCGGTCCTTCTTGCGCAGGCTGACGATCTTGCGGATGATCTTGGTGTCGAAACCCTGGCTCTTGGCCTGGGCGTAGACATCCTTGAGATCGGCCCCCAGCGCCTTCTTCTCCTCCTCCAACCGCTCGATCCGGTCGATGAACTGGCGCAGCGCCTCGGCCGCGATGCCGCCGATCTGGCTG